GAGATTGTAGATTGGTTTCAAAGAGACAAACCTGATGATTGGAGGCAGCGTGACTAAATTTTTAATGTTCACAAAAGAATCTTGCGGACCATGTGGTCTCGTAAAGAAGTATATTACTGCTCTCAAGGATCCCCGTGAGAGTGTCATTGAAGAGGTTTATCTTGAAGATGTAAGTGACGTTCCTATTTCTGAAGAGAATCTTACTCTCGCTAGGAAGTATGGTGTGACTGCCACTCCTGTTCTTGTTATTACTGATGGTGATGGAGAACTGTTAGAAACTTACATTGGTGGTCTACCCATCACACAAAACATTCGTAAGGTGTGGGACAAATATAATGTTTGAGAAGATTACACCAGAAACATACGAAAAGATGAACGAAGAGTTTGAAGAAGAAGGTCTTGCCTTCCGAATTATTGTTCCTACTCAAGAAGAGATTGATGACTGGCGACAAAGTAACTAAATTAAATATCACCAAAAACTTGGTAGAAAAGATTGCTGAACTTCTAAATGCAGAGGTTCATTATTCTTATCTGCTTAATCATAAAGGTGAGGAGAAGAGAAAAATTTCAATTATATACAAAGACCAATGAGACAAGCACTTGTATATTCAAATGGAAGTCAAGAATCTGAAAGAGCAAAGATGGTTCTTGAAGCCTGTGGTCAGGAGGTAAGAGAGTTCTTACTTGGTGCTGACTTTAGTGACAGACAGTTCCGTGCTGAGTTTGGTAGTGAGGCAGAGTATCCTCAGATTGCTATTGGACTCGACCATCGCGGAACACTGAAAGAAACACTCAAGTTTATGAGTGATAAAGGTATGTTTGTATAAACGGATACTAAACTACTTGACTAAATATGGTATGAAGTCTATAATAGACTTGTCGTTCATCCCCCCTCGGGGGACGCAAGTAAGTCGCGGAACGGAGCGTTCATCCCATGTTTGAATTTTTACTTTATTCATCTCTCAGTTGTCCAGATGCTGATGCCATAATATTTCGTATTGAGGCTCATGAAAATCTGAACGCAGACTGGAAGGTTGAATTAGTTGATACCATTCGAGATTATACTCCCGAATGTAACTGGGACGCAAACGACTGAAGGAACGGGGCGTAAATCCCTAGTATTTCAGGAGTAAACAAATGAACACACTTACTATCATCAAGAAGCATATCGAGAAAGCAGCACGTCTGCACGATGCACAAATCAATATCACCAAATATCGTGGTGTTGATTGCAAAGTGCATGAGGCAGGTGAGGAAACTCACGGCACCTTCTGCTATCGCGGTAAAACTTACACCAAGTGATATCATGGAAGCACTACAAGTCGCTGGGATCGTATCCCTTGGAAGTGTGGCGTTTCTATCTTTATTATACGGAGAAATAGTTCTCCTCAGTAAATGAACGAGAGGGTTGCAAAACCCTCTTTTTTTGTGTATAATTACTTCTGTGTGCGTCTATTGTATGGACAAAGAGAAACTAAAACTAATCGTAAGAAACTTAGAGTCACTTGTTGAGTGTCTTAAAAGCGAGGTGTATTCAGACACAGAATCATATCTAGAGTATGATAAGATTGCACCACTTATCACTGATTACGATGAAGTATTTTCCGATGATGATGGGTATCCAGACTAATGTATGAAGAACTAAACTGCTTTGAAGAAGCACTAAAACATTTTGGCACAAGAGTCGAGGTCATTTGTGCTATGGAACTTGGTGGTAGAATCAACCCTGAAGATGCCTATCAGATGATTAAAGACGAAATGAAAGAAGTCAAAAAGTGTCGTAAAAAATTTATTAAACAAGGGGAATGTGAATGATTAATTCTGCTAAACTTATCTCTGTGACGCCTGATGCAGAAAAGCATATGGCTTACTGTGCGCGAGTGAGCAATCCAAGCAATCAGGACAATGAAAAGTATGATGGGTTGTTGAAGTATTGCATCAAGCATCAGCACTGGTCTATCTTTGAGCAAGCATTTATGACCCTTGAAATTAACACTACCAGGGGTATCGCAGCTCAAGTGCTCCGGCATCGTTCGTTCACGTACCAGGAATTTTCACAACGGTATGCAGATTCATCTCTGCTAGGTTTCGATAAGATTCCCCTGCCTGCACTGCGTCGTCAAGACAACAAGAACCGTCAGAACTCTATTGATGACTTGGACCCGTTTGATGTTCAGAATCTGGAACTTCAGATGCAGACTCTGTTTGATTCTTCTATGGCACTGTATGAACAGATGCTAAAGCGTGGAGTGGCAAAGGAGTGTGCTCGTTTTGTGCTTCCACTCGCCGTGCCCACAAAAATGTATATGACCGGTTCTGTAAGGTCATGGATTCATTATATCGATCTGCGTTCTGCTAACGGAACTCAGAAAGAACATATGGATATCGCAAACTCTGCTAAAGAAATCTTTTGTGAGCAATTCCCTGCGGTTGCTACAGCACTTGAATGGATTTCATAAATATTAACATACCACTCATTTAAACTATGCCGACTTATAGATTTGAGAACACAGAAACGGGTGAGATATTTGAGAAGTGGATGTATATGGCAGAGAAAGAGCCATATCTGAAAGAGAACCCACATCTCAAACCACTTCTTCCGACACAAATGAACGTTGGAGAGGTTGGAGACTGGGCTAACAAACTTATTAAACAAAAACCTGGTTGGAATGAAGTTCTAACAAGAGCATCTAAAATGCCAGGAGCAAACGTAAAGCCTATTACTTAATTTTTATGCCACGTAAAAAAGTAGACAATCCAGTACCGTTCGGGATGAGTAACAAGCACATGAAAAGAAAGAAACCAATCAACCTTGATTACATCAAAAAGATTGAACCCCTTACAAAAAACCAAGAAGAACTTTTTCGTTGCTATAAACTGGATCAAAACTTAGTTGCGTATGGTGCAGCAGGAACAGGAAAGACCTTTATCACCCTCTACAACGCTCTCAAAGACGTTCTGAGTGACCGTACCCCCTACGAGAAGATTTACATCGTTAGGTCCCTTGTAGCGACCCGTGAGATTGGTTTCCTGCCTGGTGACCATGAGGATAAGTCTTCCCTTTATCAGATTCCATATAAGAATATGGTAAAGTATATGTTTGAGATGCCAGACGATAGTGCATTTGAAATGCTCTACGGTAACCTGAAGACTCAAGGAACTATTTCTTTCTGGTCCACGTCATTCATTCGTGGTACTACACTTGATAATGCTGTCATCATTGTTGATGAATTCCAGAACTTGAATTTTCACGAACTTGATAGTATAGTTACCCGTGTAGGTGAGAATACAAAGATTATGTTCTGTGGTGATGCTACTCAGTCTGACCTTACTAAGCAGAATGAGAAGAATGGTATCGCTGATTTCATGAGAATCCTGAGAGCAATGCCATCGTTTGATGTTGTTGAATTCGGTCTTGAGGATATTGTCCGTTCAGGTCTCTGTAAAGAATACCTCGTTGCAAAACATGAATTAGGTCTTTAATGTTTAATCATATTGATTTGAATATCCCGTCACTGGATCGCGAAACCATTGACGGGGTTCGTTATTATAAAGTTCCAGGAGATGATGGACTTAAGAAGTTAGTTTCTATTACTTCAATCACTTCTCACTTTAATAAAGAAAAGTTTGCTGCTTGGCGAAAGAAAGTTGGTGAAGAGAAAGCCAATAACATCACACGTAGAGCGACAAGTCGTGGTACAGATATGCATACTCTTACTGAGTATTATCTGAAGAACGAAGAACTGCCTACAGTACAACCCATTTCAGAGCATCTATTTAAGATTGCTAAACCCGCTCTGAATCGTATAAATAATATTCATGTATTAGAGGGTTCTCTTTACAGTCAATACTTAGGTGTTGCAGGTACGGTTGACTGTATAGCTGAATTCGATGGAGAACTGTCAATCATTGACTTCAAGACTTCAAAAGAACCTAAACCACGCGAGTGGATTGATGGTTATTTTGTTCAGTGTTGTGCTTATGCGTGTATGCTTCATGAACTGACTGATATTCCCGTCAAAAAGTTCGTGATTATTATGGCGTGTGAAAACGGAGAAGTCGAAGTCTACGAATAATATGATAAAGCAAAGTATATTAAACTTCTTACTCAGTATATCAAGAAGTTTGTAGACGACAAAATGGAACAATATTCTTGACATCAAGACAATTTATTTGTAGAATATTATGAGACTTTGGGTATAAGAATTTGCACATTACAGTCCTAGGTACTATGGAGAATGAATTAGAAAAGGTATTGGAGAGTAAATTCTTTTGCCAATCTCGGTTCGTCCAAGAGATAGAAGAACTTGTTCGTGATAATTCAGATATGAATTACATTGATGCTATCGTTCACTTCTGTGAGCAGAATAGTATTGAACTAGACTCCGTGCCGAAACTTATATCCAAACCGTTAAAAGAAAAACTCAAGTGTGAAGCAATGGAGTTGAACTTCCTTAAGAGGACCTCCCGAGCAAAATTGATCTTTTAATCCATTTTTGGTCGGAAAAAATCCCGGCAAAAATTTCACGCGATTACTTTTTTATAATGGAATTCGATGATGCCCTACGACGCCTATAAAACATATCTTGCACTGAAGAACCACTTCACCAAAAGTAATTACGATTATCACAAATACAATAAAAAGACTAGAGCAAGCGTACAGTCATTTTACAAGAGAAAAGACCGTTTCTGGTTTGAAAAGGTTGCACGCCAAAAATCAGAAAAAGAGGTTGAACACTTTTTTGTATCAAACTTCGTGAGTTGTAGTGATCCACAGACTTTGTGGATTGGTGAAATTATCAGAAATGGTGAAGGAAACTACAGAGAGTGGCAGAAGAAAATTCAGTCACTCTCTTATCTTTTTAAGGAAGAAGTTGAACTTTTCAGTGATAGTGACTTTGATGCTTTATTTCGTATTGAGGGGTCTCGTCACCCTGAGGTATTAAAGATGCATCTTCAGGGTAAAATATCGTTGGAGACAATGATTATACTTGACCGTATTCTTGGATATAAGTCAAAGTTTGATAAAAAACTCAAAGATCCCGTATGGGAGTTGACATCTATGAAAATGAGCAAGTATAGTCCGTTTCTAAATACTGACGTATTTCGTTACAAAAAAATTCTTAAACAAGTAGTTATAGGAGAGAAATGAGTTTCTTTGATTCAGAAGTCGTTCGTGCTGAAATGACTGAAATATCTGAACTTCAAGAAGAAGTTTACAAAAATGTATTTGAGTTCCCTCGTATGAGTAAGGACGAAAAAATACATCATGTTAGTATGTTAGAGCGTCTGCTTAGTAAGCAGCAGGTTCTTTATACTCGTATGAGTTTGTCTGACGACCCTGCAGCAAAGGAAATGAAACAGCGGATGAATGATTCTGCTGCCATGATGGGGTTACCCCCTAACGTGGATATGAACGTCATTTTCAAAAATATGTCCTCTCTTCTAGAGACTATGCGAAAACAGATTGACATTACAGGCACAGACCTGTAGAATAACGAAGTCCAAACAAGCCAAATCCAAACAAACCGAGGTAATCCAAATGTCTTTTGCAAACATGAAGAAGCAGTCTCAACTGGGTTCTTTGACCGACAAACTGGTCAAGCAAGTTGAGAAGATGAATAACACTGGTGGCGGAGGCGCAGATGAGCGTTTCTGGAAACCTGAAATGGACAAGACGGGCAATGGTTATGCCGTCATCCGTTTCCTGCCTGCTCCTGATAGCGAAGAACTCCCCTGGGTCAAGATGTACTCCCATGCCTTCCAAGGTCCTGGTGGTTGGTATATCGAGAACTCCCTGAC